ATTAGAAAAATTAAAAAAGAAAGATAAAAAACTAAAACAAATATTTGAAAATAAAGAATATGGAGATGAAGTCCTTAAATACTATTTAGGAGCTGCAGTAGTAGGAGACCCCGTAGGTTATATACCGGTATTAGGTTGGTTAGGTAAAGCAAAAAAGTTATCACAGGCTACAGCTTATGGAGCAGGTCTTGGCGGAGCTTATAGTGCTTTAGGATATGTAGGAGAAGGAGAGAGTAGAGCTTTTAATGCTATAGCTGGTGCTAGTATTGGTGGAGTTTTAGGACTTGGCGGTGCTGGTATAGTTAGAGGTATACAAAAGGCAATGGGTCAGAACCCTACATTTGCTAAGACTTTAAAACAAAGACAACAAGAAAATATAGAAAAAGGAGCTACGGAGACTGCTTTAGGTAAAAACATATCTGAAGATGAGTATGAAAAGTTAACTAATGAAGCCATAGCTAATATAAGAAAAGAAAAACCTGATGCTGGTTTAGAAGGTGGTTTAGAAAACTTTTATAATGATGTTGGCGGTAATAGACTTTGGAACTTTTCAGTTAAAAATTGGGGTACTGGTTTATCAGCTGTTGCTGGTGGACTAGGTGGTTTTAATGCTTTTGATGATGAAGAATCTACTCAAGCTCAAAAAATAACAGCTGCTTTATTAATGTCTTTAGCTGGTGGAGTAGGTGCTAAAGCACTAGGTAAAATAACTTTAAAAGACAAAACTTTATCTGAGATTATACAATCAGGTATTGTTGATAATTATGGTTTACCTAAAGGTTATGTACAACTAGTTAAATCTACCTTTGGTGAAGTGAACGAATTAAGGCAACAGTTTTTAAAAAGTGCTCAAGAAATAGCTACTCTTAAACCTGAAGAAAGACAAAATGTTTATCGTTTAATGACTGGGCAAATAAACGACATAGATAATCTTGGAAACTTTAGTTTAGAAGCTAGGAAAGTAATTACTAAGACTGGACAAGAAATGGTAGATGCTGGATTATTAAATCCAGATATATTTCAAAAAAATATAGATGTTTATTTACATCGTAGCTATGTTAAACATACAGGAAAAAAAGGTAGTATATCTGAATTTAAAGCTGCAAAAAGATTAAAGTTAATTGGTGACGAATTAAAAAGAAGAGGACAAAAACTAGATAAAGTTATTTCTAGAAAAGCTTATGAAGCTAGTTTTAAACCTACAAGTAAAACATTTGGTTTATATGACGATTACGATACAGTGCTAGATGTAGAAGCTGTTGTTTCCAAAAATAGATATGAAAAACTAACAGACAAAATAGGTAGAAAAAAAGTTATTCGTGATAGAGATTATAAATTAAATCAAACCGTAAGCGATATTAGACAGTGGGATGTAGTAGCTGAAGAAGGAGACCAATTACTTTTAAAACACAAAAACAAAGTAGAATTAAGAAGAGACTATACAGCTAAAGAAAGAGCCGACTTAGGAGAGATAGAAGACGCAGCTTATGCCGTAGCTGAAACAGGTCGTTTAATGACTAATGATTTAGCTGTTTATAAACTATACAATAGTATTGCTAGTAATAAAAAATACTCTTTAGATGTAGACGAGTTTAATAATGCTATAGACAACAAACTTATTAATGTAGATGACTGGACAGAAGTACCTACAGATAAACTCTCTAAGTTACCTATAAATAAATTTGGAACTCTAGCAGGTAAATATGTACCAACAGAAATATATGATGACTTAACAAAAATACAAAAGTCAAAAGAAGCTGGTGGTGCTGTTTTAAATAATTATTTAGCAATAAACAGAGTTTGGAAAAAATCTAAAACTGCATGGAATCCTGTTGTCCATGTAAACAACACTATCTCTAATGTTATTCTTTATGATTTAGCTGGTGCTAAATATAGATTTATGTACAGAGGTTTTAAAGAACTTGCAGATGGTCTAGAAGGAAAGAAATCTGCTAGACTTTACAACCTAGCAAAAGCTAATGGAGTCTTTGATAGTGATTTATTAAGTAGAGAATTAACAGACCAAACAAGAGATGTTATGGACTCTGCTTTAAAAAACTTAACAGATGAATTAAATCCAGAAATAATTGGTTCTCAAAAATACGCTTTAGAAACTTATAATAAATTAGCTGGACAAGGCTATGATATGACTCTAGGTAGGCTAGATAAATTTTATCAGTTAGAAGACCAAGCATTTAGAATGGGTTTATTTATGGACAGAATGGCAAAAGGCATGAATGTTCAAGAAGCTGCAGCCGATGCTAAAAAATGGTTTATAGACTACGATATAAATGCACCTTTTATAAATTTTATGCGTAGATTTCCTACACCTTTTATTTCTTACACTTATAGAGCTTTACCACTACTAGCAGAAGCTGCTGTAAAAAGACCTTGGAAGTATGCAAAGTGGTCTGGACTAGCTTATGGTTTAAATGAAGTAGGAAAGGGCAAAATTCCATTTACTGAATATTTTTCTGATGACCCTGACTTTGGTAGATTTAAAGAAGAAGTAGGCGATGAAGAGTCAGAAAGACTTTTAATGAGAGAAAATTTAAGAAATAAATTATTTGGTATTCCTTTTTTACCTAGCACTTTAATTAAAACTCCTTTTGTTTCAGGCAGAGATAAAGAAACTCCTTTATATTTAGATGTAAGAAGATTTATTCCGGGTGGTGATGTTTTTGCTGTAGGAGATAAAGGAATAGGAATACCTATTGGTTTTGGTAAAAGTTTAAAATTACCTGAAGTAATTACTCCTAACTTCGGTGCTCCCGGAGAAGTGTTCTTCCCATTACTAACAGGAGTTGACCCATTTACTTTACAAAAAATAGACGGACTAGGAATGGGTAATGACGAAAAGGTTAAGATGCAACACATACTAAGTAGACTTATTCCTAATATACCTACTACGGCTTTTACTGCTCCTTTGTTTGGTGAAGATTCTAAATTAATTAGATATGACCCCTTTTCACAATCTTTTGGTTCTAAAAAGATATTGAAAGCTATGCGTCAAATACAAGACCCAGAGAATAATAAAGTATCTAAGTACGGAGCAGATTTTAGTCCATTTGAAGCAATTCTAAGTACATTTGGTTTTAAATTACAACCACAACAATTTACTAAATTAGTAGGTATTAAACAACAAGAATTTAGTAAAGTTTATAGTAGTGCTAGACAATCTTTTTACAAGTTGTCGAAAGCTTATCAAGAAGGTAAAATAAGCAGAGAAGAAGCAGAAGAAAAAGTAAATGAACTTTATAAAATTTTAGAAAGGTCACAAAAGAAAGCAGATGCTTTAACTGCTAAATTAAAAGAAGTTAGAGAAAAAAAATACGAAGGAGGGGAGGTAGAAGATGTTGCACAAGTTAAGGAAGAACCGGAAGATAGGATTAACCCTATTACTAATGAGCCTTATAGTGTTACATCCGGTGTAAAAAAAGTAGAAGAAGTAGAGACAGAAGAAAGACAAGAGTTTAAATTTGGTAAGTTAGTTCAAAAAGCCATAAAAGCTTTTCATGGTTCACCCCATGATTTTGATAAGTTTGATATAGAAAAAATGGGAACTGGTGAAGGCTTCCAAGTTTTTGGTAAAGGTTTATATTTTACTGACACAGAAAAAGTTGCACAAACTTATAAGAAAAATAAAGACGGTAAAATTTACAAAGTTAAATTAAATGTTAAAGAAGATGATTTAATAGACTACGATAAAAATATAGGAAATCAAAGTGCGTCTCATCAAGAATCTTTAAATAAAATTATAGATGATTTAAAAGTTGAAGATTTAGTTTATTTTAGAAACTCTTCTAATATTGATACTGATGATTGGATAGACATTAGTAAATATTATGACAAAGATAATGACATGTTTAGAGAAGCAATAAGAGATGTTATTTTAGATGAAGGAAATAAAGTAAAAGACTTTTTAAAAATTATAAATGAAATAAAAGGTGTAGGAAAAGCTGAAGAGTTTTTAAAATCTTACAATATACAAGGTATAAAATATAAAGATGGGCTAACTAGAGCTGCTAAAAAAGGTACACCTGTTTCTAAAAATTATGTAATATTTGACCCTAGAGTTATTGAAATATCTAAAAAGTACGGAGTAGCTATTCCTGTTGCAGGAGCTATGTTAAAAGAGTATGACACGGGAGAAAGACAAAAACTTTATCACGGCTCTAAACCTATTGATATAGAAATGCAAAGGTTAAAATTAAACACTGGTGGTAAATTAGAAGTTCCTACCGATAGAAATTTTAGTTCTGAAAGGTTTTTAACAGATTTAAAAAATGCAGAAGGAGAAACTAACTATATATATTTAGATACTAGAGGTTTACCTACTTCAGGAATAGGACATCTTTTAACAAAAGATGAGCTAAAAAGATACAATGTAGATGTATCTAAAACTGAACAAAATCGTGCTAAATACGGAATAAGTGCTCCGGTATTATTAGATAAAAATGGAAAACCTTTAGTGTCTTCAGATAGTGATAGAACTACTTGGATAAACAACGATACTAGGACTGCAATAACAGCTGCCCAAGACCAAGCTAAAATGTTAGGGGTACAAGATGGTAGATTTATTGAAGGATTAGGTAAAGTAAATTTTCAACTAGGTGCAAATTGGTGGAATAAAGATATTAACCCAGATGCTCATCAAAATACTTGGAAACTTTTAAAGCAAGGTAAATATAAAGAAGCAGCTGAAGAAGCTAAAAATTCAAAATGGAATAAACAAACTCCCACAAGAGTTGAAGAGTTTGCTAAAATGTTAAAAGAATACAATGATACTTTATAGAGAAAAAGATTTAGACGAAGCTTACAAAATAGACTGTAAAGCAAGAACTCGCCATAATATGCCTTGGGTAAAACGAGAAGAATTTAGAACTATTTACGAAGATTTAATGGAGATTTATATGATTCAATTAACTCCTCAACAACTTTTAGAAGTTTCAGATATTCCTGAAAGTATTATGGAATCTTTAAATAAAATTATAAATAAAAGTTTACACTTTGAACCAAAAGAGGATAAGTAATGGGTTTTCCTTTTGAAATAATAACTATGCTTGGCTCTACTTTATTAAGTGGATTGTTAAGTGTTTGGGCAGAAAGCAGAAAAGCCAAAGCTGAAGAACAAAGATTACTTATTACTCGTGGTGAATTTGAAATGAAAGCAGTAAGAGCTGCTCGTAATAATAAAGATAAAGGTTTTCAATGGACTCGTAGAATTATTGCTCTAACAGCAGTTTTTTCTATTATTGTATTACCTAAACTTGTAGCTGTGTTTGCTCCAGACGTATTAGTTACCGTAGGTTATACTCAATTTAGACCCGGATTTTTATTCTTTACTCAAGATGTAGAAATTTTTAAATGGATAACATTTGAAGGTTTAGTCATAACCCAATTAGATACTAATTTAGTATCAGCTATCATCGGAATGTATTTTGGTGGTAGTCTAGTCAGGAAACAATAATGTCACAGAAGGAGGTAAAAAGTGGACAAAGAAGGCATTTGTATTTTATGCGTTCTTTTTTGGATAACTATCACTGTAGTTTACTCTAGTATATCAGCTATTTAAAAAATTATTATTTAACTTTATCTTGTAATTGTTCGTGAAGGGGAGCAACAGCCTTTTTTACGTGTCCTACTAGCACTTTTACTTTTTCTTTATCTGGATAATTAAAAATTTTGTCTATATCTTCATCTTTTAAAAATGAAAGCTCAGTAATATAGTTATTATTCTTATCAATTATTAATTTCCAACTTACAAGATTTCCCTCTATCCTATCCTTCGTCTTCATTATTTATACCTATAAAGTTAACTTGGTCTTGTCTACCTCTAAGACCTGCTTTCATATAAGAAGTAGCACGACCTTCAAAAAAGTTTTGATGTTCTACACCCATAACTTCATCTAACCAAGGCAACGGGTTTTCTTTTTGGTCAAAGTTAGTTTTTAATCCTAATTGTAACAGTCTTCTATCTGCTATGTATCTATTGTAAGCATACATATCTTTCTTAGTTAATCCTTGTATGTCTCCCATATCAAATACTAAGTCTAAAAATTTATCTTCTAGCTCTACCATTTGCCTACAAATATCGTACAGTTCTTTTTTAAAATCATCTGTCCAAATATCTAAGTTTTCTTGAATAAATTCTCTAAACAATTTAGTCATAGCTTCAACATGCATAGACTCATCTCGTATAGAGTAAGTAACTATCTGACCCATACCTTTCATTTTACCGAACCTTGGAAAGTTTAATAAGATTGCAAAGCTTGAAAACAGTTGTAGTCCTTCAGTAAATGCTGAATAGACTGCTAATGTTTTTGCAATAGTTTTTTTATCAGACTTCTTAGGTTTAAAAACTCCAACATAATCATGTTTATCAGACATCTCTTCATATTCAGCAAAAGCTTTATATTCAATCTCTGGCATACCTACAGTATCTAATAATAAACTATAAGCATCTTGATGTATTGATTCCATGTTTGCAAAAGAAGACATCATCATTCGAGCTTCTGGTTTTTTAAAGATAGGCATATACTTATCTATATATCCTGCACCAACATCTACATCTGATTGCGTAAACAATCTAAATATTTGAGTCAATAAATATTTTTCTTTTTTAGTTATATCTTGCCAGTCTTTTACATCTGTATGTAAAGGTACTGACTCCGGCATCCAATGCATTTGATTTTGTAGTTTGTAATAATCATACATCCACGGATAATCAAAAGGTTTATAGTGGTCTCTAGTTTTTAATAAGCTCATTTATCCCTCACAAGCAATACATTCCACATCGTCTAATCTAATTCGTGGAATTTTAGTGTTAACATTTTCTACATTCCTAGCAGCATTAGTCCTAAAATAATACAAAGACTTTAACTTATGTAATCCATACCAATGTACATCATGTACATATTGCATGTAGCTATCATGTACGTCTTGAGCTTCAGTAGCACTAGGCAACGTAAAAAACAAATTTACAGATTGTGCCTGACAAATAAACTCTTGTCTTTTGTAAGCATGTTCTATAATCCAAATCTGATTTATTTCATCTGCAGTTTTAAATAGTTCTTTTTCTTCATCAGATAAAATATCTAAATGTTGAACTGAACCATTATTAGATGAAATATCTTTCCAAATCTCTTCTAATTGTTGTTGTTTTAAATTTTTACTTTTTAATATTTTTTCTAAATATTTATTCTTAACTTGATAACTTCCTGATAAAGTTTTGTGTGTGTAACAATTAGCTCTAAATGGCTCTATTGACGGGGATGTACCAGCACATATAATACTACTACTAGCATTGGGAGCAACAGCAAGTAAATGAGCATTACGCATATTAGAACCAGAAACATCAGGAGCTTCACCCCTAGTATCAGCAAGTTCTTGACTAGCTTTAGTGGCTCTTTTCTTAATGTGCTTAAATGCTTGATAATTAAAGCCGGTAGCTTGTATTCCTTCAAACGGGATATTATTTGCTTGAAGATAAGCATGAAATCCCATTGCTCCCAAACCAAGCGACCTTTCTCTATAAGCCGAGTAAGCTGCTTTTGTAAAACCTTCTTGACCTTCTTTAACATAACCTTTAAACCTTTTAAAATTTGCATTGTATTCACCTAACTGTTCAGTATCTATAGCATTATCAATAAAATGTTGCAGAACATTATCCAACATAGTTATTAAATCTTTTATAAATAACTCATTATTAACCCATTTATCATAATGTTCTAAATTAACACTAGACAAACAACAAACAGCTGTGCGTTCTTCGTTTGTTGCTAATGTTATTTCAGAACATAAATTACTTTGTTTAATTTCTAAACCTAAATTCTTTTGTCCTACTGGCAAAGCATCATTACAATTATCTATATTAATTAAATAAGGCTCACCAGTTTCTGCTCTAGCATTAATTAATTGCCACCACAAAGACCTAGCATTAATAACTTTACAAGCTTCATTAGTCTTAGGGTCTATTAATCTAAAATCAGCGTCTTCTTCAACAGCTTTCAAAAAATCATTAGTAAGATTGACACCATTATGTAAATTTAAATTCTTTCTGTTTATATCACCACCAGATTCTTTTCTCATGTTTATAAATTCTTCTATTTCTGGATGAGATATATCCATGTATGCAGCGTAGCTACCTCTTCTGGTTACGCCTTGATTAAAGGCTAACATCTGAGAATCAACTACGTGTATGAAAGGAATTGAACCAGTAGAACGACTGCCGTTAGAAGTAGATATACCGTTACTCCTAATATCTCCCCAATATCCACCAATGCCTCCACCTGAACTAGCCAACCAAATGTTTTCGTCATAGTGAGCAGATAAACCATCACGGCTATCAGGTACGTAATTAAGGAAACAGCTAATAGGCAACCCACGACTAGTTCCCCCGTTACTAAGTATAGGAGTGCTAAACATGAACCAACCATCGGAACAGTAGTTATACAATCTCTGAGCCAATTCAAAGTCAGTGTTTTTTTTATACGTTGCTGCAAATACTGCAGCCCTAGCAAAAGATTCCTGTGCATGTGTTTCTTCCTCCCAGAAGTATCTATCTTTTAAAGTATCTAAACTAAACTTATCTAGTTTTCTTTCTTTGTTGTAATTAATTTTAATGCCTAAGTAAGGCTTTTCACCTATTTTATCATCCATTCTGTGTCTCTAATACTGTTAGTAGTTTTTTTTCGTACCACTCAGCTTTTTTTAAATCTTCAATACCGTTTTTGTATTTAAATCGCCATCGGTATTTAAGAGAATTACCACGTAAATACCCAACAAACTCATCATGGTTTAACATAGACTCAATAGCGTCTATACATTCTATGTTACCTTTATTGTAATGCTCTGGCTGATTTATTATATCGCCTATAGTTTTATGTTTCATTTTTAAATTCCTCTGGTAAATTATATTCTGAGTACCATTTAAAATTATTTTTTTCTGCCCACTCAGCATGACTTCTTTTAGTTCCGTCTTTTCTTCTTTTTGCTTGAGGCATTGGAGAAGTAGGACTAGAAAATAAAAATATTAACTCTTGATTTGGTTTTAGACTTTTTCTTATCCAAACATATTTATTATACTCTTGATAATCCCAAAATCTTCCTTTAGCTTCTAATAAGTATTCTATATTATTTATAGTTTTAGTAAAGTCTGGTTCGTATGTATGTTCAACAATGTAATCTATTTTATTTGTATGATGATTCCAGCCCTTTAAAACTGAAGTGTGTAACGTATATTCCCATTTTGAATCATATCCTTTAGGAATATCTTTTTCTATTGGTCTGACTTTTCTAGGTTTTCTATAGCCACTCATAAAAAGTCCTCTAGTTTTATTTGTTCTAAACTTTTAGTTTTAATTAACTTTTTAATCTTTTGTGCAAACCATCTTTCTGTATAAGCTGATACAGATAATCTTCTATTTGCATAAACATGTTTTTCTTCAGGAACTAAAGCTTGATAATTTTTTAAAGTAACCTTTTTAGCTTCTTCTTCTGGTAACAAACTTTTAACCCATTCCATTACTAGCAGTTTAGATTTATGTCTTATTAGTTTTGCTTTTTTACCATTCATAAAACTTCCTCTACATTAGGCATATTTTTAATCTCAGTAAAATATACATTACCTTTAGCATACTTAAATACTCTTAATCCTTTACCTTCATTTGAGTCTTTATAACATTTAAATTTATGAGGACAATAAACACAATCCATAGGTAGCTTCATATTACCCGAAGCTCCTTCCGGAACAGGCTGATAACAAAGAGCAGGAGGAGTATTTTTTTTCAAAGCAGCTTTAACTTTTTTAATTTTATCTTTTATATTTGGTTTATCTAAATCATCAGGAATAAAAGTAGTCAACTCCCCGGTTTCTTTATTCATTACTAAGAAGCCACCATTCTTTGTTTTTTCTGCTTCTTCGTAACCTGCTAATTGAGACAAATAACCAAAGCTATCGTTTTGTCCTAAAGTACCTTCTTTAAATTTTCTAAAAGAATAACCAGAAGCAGTCTTAATATCTATTACTTCACCATCAATCTTACAATCCATGTGACCCATAACACCTGAAACTTTTATTTCTTTCTGCTCATCAGTAACTTTATGTTCAGCTAAACGAACAAAAAATAATAATAAAACTTCTAACAAATGTCCGTATAAAAATTTAATCTGAAGACTAGGGGATATTTTTTCTGCTTCAGCATCCTCGTTTATATCGTACCAGAGTCTTCTTAATGGTCTACCTATGTTAGACATTCTTAAAGTATTTTTAGATTGAATACGAGGAGTAGCCCAATGCTCTAAAGCATTAGACATCTCTTTACCAAAAGAATCTAAAATGTCTTGGGATAGATTTAAATCTTTACCCTCAGATAAAATATTTATCTTAGAATAAATATCTTCTACTATTGTATCAACTTTCTTTTTCATTCTTTAAATCTTTAAATACTTTAAAAACATCTGCAGTAAAAAGTTTTTGTATGTTTACTAAATACATTCTACTTGCATTATGGTCTCCACCACTTACTGATTTTAAATAGTCTAGTTTTTTTATTAATTGTTTTAATCTAGGAACATCAAACACTAACGTGCAAAATATTTCATCGTCAATACATAAGTTATGAAACCAAAAATCTGCTTCTGTGGCTTCAATGCCAGACGGTTTACCATAAGATTGATATTCAATACAAATGTTACCAGTCTCCATCCACATTCCCCTTTCTGATTTTACTTCAATTTTTTTATTAGTTAGCATATCTGCTATCTGTTCTTCTCTAATAGAGCCGTATTGTAAATCTAGGTCAAACTTTTTTCTATTTTCTTTAGTGGGTTTCATACCAACTATCTCCTATTTTATATTCTCCATCTAACGGACACCTTAAATTAAAGTGTTCTCCGGCTAAACAAATACTGTCAACAGCTGTCTGTCCTGTGTAGTCTGACTGGGAATTTTTTACTTCTATCTGCCACTCATCGTGAATGTTGGCAACAAATTTATAATTTATACAGTTTAATTTTAACTTATCTTCTAACAAACATAAAGCTTTTTTCATTACTATAGCTCCTGCTCCTTGTAATAAAGTATTTAAAGCAGCATGTTTGTGTCTTAAAATAATTTTTCTGCCGTCTAGTCCTTTGAGATAACCTTTTGTTGTTGCTCTTTGAACTCTATCTGCCAAAGTTTTAAATGCTGGGCTATTAGCAATAAAGCGTTCTCGCATTCTCTTACCTTCTTCTCTACTTCCGTCAACAATTCTTCCAAGTTTTGCATCTCCTGCTCCGTAGATAAGTGCATAGATAAATGTTTTTGCCTTATCTCTTGATTCAAGTCCTGCAAGTCTTTGGTTAGCTGTGTGGACATCTCCGTTAATGATTTCATTTACATACTCCTTGTCAGCCATGTAATGTGCTAACATTCTTAATTCTAAACCACTTGCATCTATACCTACAAGCTTATTACCCTCGTCAACAATCCAACAAGACCGGCATTCTTTACCATAAGGACTCACAACACTAGGCACTTGAGCCATGTTAGGGTCTCTGTGTGTCATTCTACCAGTTATAGCTCCTGTAGAAATTACAGACCCGTGTACTCTATCGTCTTCTGCCATAGCGTCTATCCAAGAATTAACCTGTGCTAGTCTTTTTTGATAAAGAAGAAAATCAGCTATCAGTTTAGCTTCTTTAATATGACTTATTTCTTTTAAAGTTCCTTCATCAACTATAGGCTGACCCGTAGGTGTAAAATTTCTAGGCTTCCAACCAAAATCTATTAAGTATTCCCCAATTTGTTTTCTACTACCAAGGTTAAACTCTTGTAACTTTTTACGCATGAAAGGCTTAGTGTCGTTAGTTTCTTTTCTATCGTTGTATTCATAATCAGTTAATCCAGATTTAGATAAAGTTCCATCCTTTTTTAATTTAGGTGTAACTAATTTTTCTTCTATCCACTTTGGCTTAAATGTTTCGTGAACTTCATCCTCCACCTGTTTGATATTACTTTGCAACTCGCTAGTCAAAAGCATAGCTTTTTTTAAATCAAATTTAAAACCATTGCTTTTTTGAGTAGCTAATATTTGAGTAATTTGATTTTCTATCTTAATGCTTTCTTCAGAAAAACCAATAGATTCTTTTTTAAGATGTTCAAATAATTTTTTGTTTACTTTAACATCCTGAACACAATACTTTAACATCTCTTCTGAATAAGTAGTAAAGTCTGGTTTATCCCACTTAGCTAATGCTAACCGATAACCCCACTTTTCTAAACTATGTCCGCCTTCACGAATAGGATTAAACAACCTAGAAAGAACTAGCGTATCAATAATTTTCTTCTCGTCATATAAATCTATATCATACAACTTTTCAATTACTGGTATATCAAATCCAATAATATTATGACCAATAAGTTTGTCGGCTTTTTCTAAAAGAGCAATCCCCTCTTCTATGTTATCCTCAGAATAAGAGTAAACTTTATCGTTCTCATCAATAGCTACAATACACCAAATCTTAGTAGCATCTAAGTCATCTGTTTCTATATCAAAAACTAATTCCATTTTATAAAGGTGATTCTTCTTTTAATATTTCTAATTCACTATCAAAATGCTCTGCTAATCTTCCTGTCTCTGTATCGTACAGTAAAGAAGAAGCCAAACCTACGTCACCAGTGTACCTAGATTTTAAAATTCTTAGTCGGGTAGTTCTTGACTCTATATCGTCTGTGGATTGTTGGTCTCGTTCTAAAGCTATGACGCAATCAGACAACTGAGCAATGCTGTTAGACCCTCGCAAGTGCGATAAACTAACTGAGATACCATTCTCGTGTCCTTTATTACCTTCTACTCTACGTAAATGTGAAACTAATATTATACCTGCACCAGTCTCCTCTACTAAACTTCTTAGTCTAGTCATAATCATATCAATAGTTCTACGTTCATCTCCCTCGTTAGAAGCACTAACTAGCATGTGTAGGTGGTCTACTATAACCCACTTACAATCACAACCTACAATTAAGTATCTTAGTTTAGCGAATATGTCTTCAATGTCATTAGTACCAAAGTGGGCATGAATAAAAACTTTATCGTCATCAAATAACTTTGAGTACATTTGTTTAAGTTTATCTGGATTTAATTCTTCTCTGATTGAATCAATATATAATCTTGCGTTAGCTTCTATTGATAAAATTCCATCAACAGTTCTACGCCAGTCTTCTTCTAGGGCTATTATCCCAATGTTATCATCTGTAGTATTTATTAAATGATGTTCTAATTCTCTAGTGATACTAGATTTACCAAGACCTGTACCTCCTGTAAGAGTTACTAACTCTCCTTGTCTTAATCCATATAGTTTTTTATTTAGACCTTGCCAAGGATAAGGTACACTATCTTTAAGTTCTCTTTTTAAGAACGATTGTACCTTTTTTGAAACTCTTATAATCCCACTAGGTGTGTATGACTGAGCATCCCAGAAAGCTCTAGTAAATTCTTGATGTTTATTTTTGCGAAGCATGTCGTTAGCATCTTTATACCCATTAGGCAAAATCATTATCTTAGCTTTTCCGGGTTTAATAAGATTAGCTACTTTCTTTGCAGCCTCCTGACCCTGTGCGTCTTTGTCAAAACAAATAACAACATTATCGAAAGACTCAACATACTCTATATTCTCTTTAATATCTTTGACAGCACCTTGAGCACCAGTCTTAATAGAAACTGAAGCCCACTTACTACCTAAGAGTTCATAAGCTGCCATCGCATCGCATTCTCCTTCTACGATAGTTAAATACTTACCACCACTTTTAAATAAATTTTGCCCAAACAAAGAAGTGCCTTGCATCGTTCCTTCAAAACGAAACATCTTATCTTGTATAAGTCTAGTTTTAATTCCTGAAACCTCACTCTGATTATAGTAAGGGTATAAGTGTTGAGCTAAGACACCAGCTGAGTCATATACAACTTTAACACCATATTTTTCAGCAGTCTCCCGTGATATTTGTCTATCGGTTAAAGGAGCAAAGATTCCTCCGTGTTTATTTTCAAAAGAATAAACATTCTCCTTTGTGATATTTTCTTCTATTAAATTTTTAATGTTGCCTCCTTCAAAGTCAGGAAAAAATTTTGAGCAACTAAAACATTTAGCTGAACCATCCTCGTTTATTGAAACAGCATCGCTACTGCCACACTCAGGACAGGGTACATGATACTTTACAAACTTAGTTTTTTCCATAGCTTTATTAAATTAATTAAAAAAAAAGCCCGTGAAATTAATCACGGACTTCCCTACACAACAACAACCAACGAGGTTATTTTTCAGAAACTTCTTCTTCTTTATCTGGTTCGATAAGGCTTTCAGGTGAATCATTTAATAGTTTCTCTAGATTGTTTCTGTGCGTTTGACTAGTAAAGCTTAAAGCTTCTATGATAACTTCTAAAGTAGAAGTTTTTGATATTATCACTCGAGCTTCTTTTGCTCTAGCTTCATCTTCTATTTTGTCAGTATCATAGACGCTTTCACCTGAGTCATTTTTGATAGTTATAATCATTAAAATTCCTCACCATCTCCAAAAGGAGTTAACTCATCCCCGTCTGAGCTTTTCATCTCAACAAGGTTTATTATTTGCATTCCTTGAAAATCTAAAGAGATACCAGACTTTCCAGCATACTCCCAAGGGTACTGGTTATATTGCACACGAACATCAGAGCCGTTACCCACCTTAGTGTTAATTTCAACTTTGTTCCTATCCATTAACTTAGGTGCTGGTCTTACTCCTTTTTTACCATTAACTTTTCTTTTAATAGTTAGAGCTTTACCAATGTATTGTGATTCACCATTTTCATCTTTCAGAGAAAAGTCTTTGACTTTAATCCCCCTTTCTTCAAACTCTTTAGCAACCTCATCACTTACAACTAAGTCCACTGTGTATACAGGTTCAAAAGTCGTATTAGGTGTGGTGACACTTGCCCAATAAGCTTTTCCATCTACTATTGCCATTATTTACCTCCGTAAGTCTGACATTTGTTATTCATAATTGAATTCTATTTTATTTTTATTTGACTGTCAACTATAATTTTATAGCTAATATAATAACTATGCCTAATAGTAATACATTAGTCATAGCCAACTCAATCCCTAGTATAGTATGATACCATATCCATCTAGTTTTATAAGCATTCTCCACATTTAAATCTTCCGGGTCTGGTTCTTCCCATACTCCTTTATCAGGATTTGACCATAACACTTTAAATATATTCTTCATCTTCCTTGTCCTCTGTATCTAGCTTTTTGCTGTCTACGTTTATGTTTGTTTAAATGCTTGGTAGATTTTTTAACTCTTCTACCACGCCCTGCTTGACCTTGTGAAGTAGCTTTCTTGACATGCTTTATAGTTATTATTTCTCTACGAATAGCCATCTATTCTTCTTCGTAATAAACTTTTACATAAAGTCTTTCGACCTCTTCTTTGAAAGCTAAAGTAGTCATACTCTCAATAGGTAAATCTTTTACTAAACCTTTAAACTTTTGAGACCTTACTCTCTCTTCTCTTTTAACTTCCCAACTAGCAGGACTCACTCTACATTCTCCTCTGCTAGGACATTAAAGATTTCTTCTGCTTGATTAGTTATGTCATTGGGCATCCCTAATTCATTCTTTAATCGGTTTATTTCTACTTCATTAATAAATATTTGATGAGCCATCTCTTCTGTAATCTCTGTAAGCTGAAACATATTGTCAACAATAGCTTCTTGATTACCATGTAAAGTAACAAGACTATCTTTATTGCTTTCAGTGTTTGCGTTTACAGTAGCAAAAGTCATCCTAAGTGCGTACATCATCACGACAATGTAAATAATTATCAATCCTATTAACACGCTGTTAGATATTTTATGTATCATTTTTACTCCTTCTAAATATATCAATTAGTTTATCACCTTTTACAGGTTTACCAAAGTACTTTGTTTTTCCAGACTTGTGAACAATTCTTTCAACAGTACCATCATTGTAAGTCTTGTCTGTTACATACCCCTCTCGTGAAGTATTAGGATAGTCATAGCCCATAGTTACTTCATCAGAATTAAAAGTATGAATAGAGTCAACTTTCTTTGCCCATGCTTCGGCTTCTAATAACAAAGCATGTTGCTCTACTTTATCTTTATATTGAGTCATGCTTCCTCCTCTATTAAATTTGAACTATCTACTATTTCTTTAATCATGTCTGCTAACCAATAAACAGAACAATAAGGATTGTTTTTATTGGCTTTGCAAAGTAATTCTATCTCCTCAATCATTTCTGATTTACTCATGCTTCCTCATACTCCTTGTCTGTTCTTTCGTCTGCCCAAAATCCTTCATCTGAGCCACAAGATAAACAAACATTAGTTTTTAAATTAATATCTCTACTGCCACAACACATACAGCATTGAGGCATTTGTGCTATTTCTAACCAACTGTAATCTCGTTTCATGCTTCCTCCTCTTCATATCTTTTTCTTAATTGTTTTATGTAGTCTTTCATGTGTTTAACATTTAGCCATTGTTGTCCATAATATTGAACAATTTCTTTATCTGTCATGCTACCTCCTCCATGTTTTTATCTTCAATACTTTCAGTCACTATCATTCTATGCTTCTTAGCTTCTTTTTCTAAAGCAGGAAAACACAAATCATACAGTTCTTCTGTGTCAAAAGTAGCTACTAATTCAGCATGACATTTACTTTCAAAATATA